ATTATCTAAATTCTCTACTAATCTTTCAAGTCTTTTTACATAATCTTTTAAATAAAATAACTTATGATTAAATATCCCTAATTTTTTCTCTAAAGATATTGTATAATTTCTAGAATTACTCATTATTATTATCTTCTACATCTAATAAACTCATATAACGAATCTCTTGCTTCTTGATCAATGAAGTAAGGTCCTAGATATGGCATAAGATCCTCTGCACTATAATTACTTGAATAATAATAAGGTTTTTTTACAACACGAGATAAATTTTCTTCCCAATCTGACAATATTAGTTTATCTGAATCAGATTCTGCAATTCTGTTTAACGCCCTTAATACATCATAAGCATATCTCATAGATAAATCATATAGTAAGTTAAAATTTATATCCATTAATTTTAACTCATTATTTTTATATCTCCCAATATAGTCTAGAAAAATATCTCTTGCTTCATGATCTTTCAAAATTCGATTCTCTATTTCATCTAAATCTACAAGATTAGCGGATGAATAAGATCTAAGTGATATACTTAATTCATAGTTTTTATATTTTTCTTCAAGATAGAAAAATTTATGTCTAACTTCCTTTAATAAATCTTCAAACTCAGTAGCTTCTTTATAAGATGTTTCTACCTTATAGTCTCCATAGTTATAAATTCCAAGATCTTTTCCGATGAATCTAATTTCCTCTTCCAAAGATTGATACATTAGATCCTTTTCCTTCTTTCTTTTCCAACCAAACATGATTATTTCTCCTTATTTTTCCTAAATGATTGAAGTTTATTAATAAATGGAGACTTATAATACATTTTATGTTCTTCTTTGTAACTCTCCAGGGATTTATCTAAACTCTCTTTTGCAAGTTTCAGTTCATTCTCACTTGCTCCAGATTCCTTCAATAGCTTAATAGCATTTTCAGAGGCATTCTTTTCATTATTTACTACTTTCTTACCTTTGAAAAATCTTTCTACTGATTTCCACAGACCTTTAGAATTATCTCTTCCTCCTGGAGAATCTGCTGGTTTATGAAATTCTTCTATTATATTTTCAGCCTCTCTATCTATTTTTGCGGCCTTTCCTTTAGAATTTCTATTTATTACATGTCCAATCTCATGAGCTAAAGCTGGATTACCTGAAGATTCTTTAAATAAAATTAAATCATTACTATTATTAAAATGTTCCATATCTTTTCGACCATCGAATTTAAGCTTTTTTCTAACAGCTTTCTTTATTTCTGGATTTCTTATATCAATAGTTCCATTTTCAAAAGATTTTCCTGAAGTATTGCTTTTATCTTCAAGTATATATGCTTTATTTTTAGCAGCTTCATTTTTTAAATTATTTTTGATAGATTTTGCTGAATCTTCATTAGATAAAGATAGATCTTTAATGGATTTATCTAATTCCTTAATCTCTCTATCCAATTTAATTCTTTTATCTAACGAATCTTCAATAGAATCTTGCGTTTTATCGATAATTTTCTTTCCCATTTTCGACCTACTAATCGGCTTTACTATTAAATTATCTCCTAAATCACTAATAGCATTAATTGCTCCTTTTGATAACTTTTTTACTCCAGAAAGTAATCCATATTCTCGTTGTTCTACTTCCCAACCTTCAGAGTATAGTTTTTAAATTAAATCTCTGCCAGTAAAAACTCTTACTGCTACAATATTATTTCTTTTTACTCTCATCACGTTAATATTTCTTTAGATTCTTTTATAAGCTTTGCTCTAATTCTACTATTTCCATCGGCGATATTGTTAATTAGATCGAGAGTTGCTTGAAGTGATTTGAGTTGATGAGGTTCCCAAGATTCACTTTCGAGAATTCCAATCCATACAAAACCAGTACCGGTCGATAAACATTCCCATACCGAATTAACCATCTCTGCTATACTATATACACCACTCATCTCCGGGGTTATGATATAGAGATGTGTATTACAAAGTTCGGATTTTTCGATGTTTTCTTTTTCTATACATTCAGGAGTCCAATCAGGTACAACGGGATTAAAATATTCAAATCCAAGTCTATCAAGTTCTGGAATTAATTCATCTCTCCAGGCCGATCCACCACAAGTACCTCCCAAGAAAATACGTTTAGGTTTGTCTTCTTGATCAAGTCTTACGTTAAAAGTAGATTCAGTTAAGTATAAACATGCATATTCTGAAGTAGATTTAGGGATAATACTTTTAACTGCAGAAATCTCAACATGAAGATTGTCGTCATATCTCTCAATACCCAGATCCTCTTTAACAAATCTGGTCCAAATATCCTCTATATTCTTATAGTACTGAATATCTATATATTTAATATAAAAATAGACTATATCATCTAAGGAACTTCCCCTTAGTCTTATATTTAGTCGTTGAAAAATTATATCTTAGTATAATTTCTGCTGATTTATTCTCCATCACTTTTTATAACCTCCCTTTATATTATGGGCGGAAAATATATGTGATGTAATTTTCCAGCATTTTAATAAGATTTTCCTAAACAACATAGTATCATTTAGGCAACTACTTTTTAATTGGATGTATCAGAGTTAGTTATATTTTTCTTAAAGATAAATTGAATATGAAGTTTGAATCCGGGGGTGGTTCGGAGCCATTCTAGATAATCAGAAAAATCGATTGCCCTGAGTTGATCTCTAATTTCTCTCTCAATTTCTACTGCTCTCGGATTTTTATAAGTACTGGGGACTGGTCTACCTCCTACATACATAATTCTTGCTTTATACAGAGAGTTAACACTGACAAATCTTTTTTTAATTTGTACTACTACCTTAATTTCTTTCTTATTGCTCATAATAGATTTTAATATAAATTAATGGATAAACAAAAAGAAAAATATTAAAATCAATTCATAAATTTTACTTTATAAAATTTTTCTAATATTTTTCTGCATATATAAGGGTTTTATTCTATAGAAAGCGCAAAAACTTAATTTCGACCGTCTGAAAAACCGGGAAAATCTTATATGTGATAGGATGTAAGATTAACTGCAGAATCTTATTAATATTAGATTGCTACTTACTAATATTCTAGATCCTAAGTAGCTACCTTGTTGTATATGGTTAACAGATAAGAAGTCGATAAAGATAAGGGTCGAGTATTCGGACAAGGCTTTAAGGCAATATTAGGTAGAGGTAGTAGGAGGTTGAGAGACCCTTGCTACTTTGTTTTTTTTAACCTTTTGACATAAATAACAAATATGTAATATGGATTTAAATTTGATTAGAAATTACGTAATAAGAGATAAATTTTATACAGCTTATATAGGAATGTATTTTGTTCCAAGAAAAGTAAAAATCAATAATAAATTAATAGATGTAGTATTTAATCGTGAAAAAGCAATTTTAAACGATAAGAGTAGTTATTCTATTAATTTTAAAAATCTTATTGATAATAATTACAATATTAAAGGATATTATAATTATATTGAGGAATTTCCAATAATAATTGAGAATACAAGTTTATGGAATAATATTTTAAATTCTTTCTCTGTTAGATTGGATGATAGTATCAGAAATACAAGATACTTTTTACTAGATTATTTCTTTCCTTATTTAGGAATAGCCGTAGAAATAGATTCTAAATATCATAAAGCAAAGGTAATTTATGATAAAGCAAGAGATATCTATGTAGAGCGTGTTTATGGAATAATTATTCATAGATATTATGAATTTGGAAGTAATGATGAACACACAATTCCTTATATAAACTTGTTTAATAAAATAACTAATAATATAATAAACTATTTTAGAACTAATAATTTACCTATGGTAGAAATTCCAATAAACTATTCAAAAACAATTATTGGAAATTTTATAAGAGATAATAAAAAAGTATTAGAATTTATAGATATTATTATAAATTTTATTGGACTTAATGAATTCTTTCTAAAAAGATCATTAACTATAAATTTAAAACAATTATATAAATTCTCTAATAAAATATCTGGTACTCCATATAATAAACTTAAACAAATGTCATTAGAGAAATTATATTTAGATAATGTATCAAATCTTGTATTTAATATTTATCAGAAAAGATTAAATTTCATATAATAAAAAATATAAAAGATAGGATTTAATTTGACTTTAAAATTAGTCAAAACCTATCTTTTATATTTTTTGTAATATTTTTTCAAAGACTAGGGATACCAGAATCTATATCCTTCATTCACTATGTTCATTCGGGCCTTCAAGAAACTGAAAAGATATATAGAGAATAAAAAAGAATTAAATAAATATTAGTTAGAATTGAATAGAAAATATAATTATTTAATGGTTCTTAAAAAGTACGAACGTTAGTGAGAGTCCTCGCTCCCCTTGCAGGGAGCGGGTGGACGGTACTCTTTTAAGGTTCATTTCCATATAATAGATATATAATAATTAATCTATTATTTTCTATTTATCGTGAACCTCCTATAAGAGACGACATCACCTCCTCCCTTCGGGAGGTGAGTCTCTCACTATGTTCGCTCTTATAGAAGAACCACTACAACTTTTCTATCCGAATTAAATTTATATACTACATGTAGGTGAAAATGTATTAGTAAAGTTGTATTTTGCTCTTCTATTAACCTCAAATTCTAATTAATGAAGTTAAGGGTATCCTTAGTCTTCAATTTTAACTAACTGAACTCTGTATTGAGTTTAAATATTATTTTGTAACAATAAAAATATAATTTAAATATGATTAGAGAGAAGATAATAGTACCATCTGGAATTAGATTTATTTCAGAATGGAATGAATTTAATTTTAATAAATTTCCAAGTAAATGTATTATTAATAAACAATTACCTGGATGTGGTTTTACTGAATATTGTATTAGGAGTAATGAAAATATTATTTTATGTAGTCCCAGAAAGATGCTACTTAAGAATAAAAAGGATCAACATGAATTTGATGTTTATCTGGTCGTAAATGAAATGGATAAGGAGTCTAATATTGATAAAGACTTATCTAAGATTGATAAAAATATTTTAGCAGACTTATCAATTGATTCAGAATCATTAGATAATTCAGATATCTATAAAAGATTATATAGAGAAATAGAGGAATACTGTATATCTAGGAGTATTAATGGATTACCTTGTAAAATCCTTGTTACTTATGATTCATATAGAATAGTAAAAGATATCCTAGAGAAATTAGATAGATTTTATACATTTTATACAATAGTAGATGAATTTCAAAGTATTCTTCATGATTCTAGATTTAAGAGTGATACTGAATTAAAATTTCTAGAATATCTTAAACAATCTCCAACAGCATACTTTGTTAGTGCAACTCCTATGATGGATGAGTACCTAGAAATGTTAGATGAATTTAAGGATCTCCCATATTATGAATTAGATTGGGGATCTGCGGATCCTAGTAGAGTTATTCAACCAGATTTAGATGTCTTTGTAATGAGATCTGTTGGTGAAAAAGCTTCTGAAGTAATTCAAAAGTATCTTTCAGGAGAGTTTGAGGAAATAGTAGTAATGAGAGATGGAATTCCAACAAAAGTAGTATCAGATGAGGCTGTATTCTATGTTAATAGTGTTAATCATATTACATCTATCATTAAAAAGAATAATCTTACCTCAGAGCAATGTAATATCTTATGTTCATACACAGAAGATAATTTAAAGAAAATTCAAAGGAGGTTAGGTAAGTCTTTTAAGATAGGTGAAGTACCGTTAAAGGGAGTAAAACCTAAAATGTTTACTTTTTGTACAAGAACTGTATATCTTGGAGCTGACTTTTATAGTTTATGTGCTAGATCATTTATATTCAGTGATAGTAATATAGATTCCTTGGCTGTAGATATATCAGAAGATTTGCCCCAGATATTAGGAAGGCAAAGATTATTTGATAATCCTTGGAAAAATTCAGCCACTTTTTATTATAGATCTACTGCTAATTATAGAGAAATGAAGGCTGAAGATTTTCAGAAAATAATAAAAACTAAACAAGAAATGACAGAAAGTTTATTAAGAACTTATAATATTGCTATTTCTATAAAAGATAAATTTGCATTAGCTAAGAAGTATCAGAAAGATGCCAAAGCTTCTAATTATAAGGATGATTATGTAGCAGTAAATAAGATTCATACTTCTGAAGGAAATATTATTCTTAAACCAGTTCCTAATAATCTAGTACTAGTAAATGAGATTAGAGCTTTTAAAATACAACAGATAGACTATAAAGATAGATTTACAGTGTTTAGTACGGTACATAATATGTTAACCAGAGATGATATAGTGAATCAGGAGGTATCAAATTTTTTAAAGGTATATACTAGTTTAACTACTATGTATGATAAATTAAAACTTATTTGTGAATATGGTTTGTCTGAAGACGCTATTGATATAGTATTAGGGCAGATATCTGATTCAGATGAGGTTAAATCTTACTATATTACATTGGGTCCTCAAAGATTAAAGGGTATGGGTTATCATATTACTAAAATAAAAAAAGCTTTAGGAATAATTACTTTTTCAGATGAATTATTAGAAGCTACTATCTATAATGAATTTAAAGTAGGGGATAAATTAATATTATCTGGAATAAAAGATAAGTTAGGATATTTGTATTCTAGTATTAATTATGATAAAACCCCTAAAGCAAAAGATTTAGAAAGTTATTTTGAGGTTAAATTAATTTATATATCTATTTTAGATGAGACTACTGGAAAAAAGAAACAAACAAAGGGTTATGAACTATTAAGTAGAAAGGAGGTGTGAGATAAATATAATATTTATTGGAGAATTTATTAAGAATACTATTACAGATTTAACCAATAGATCCATTAAAAAATCTGAATGAACTATTAATAAAAGATTTAGAAAATTTTAGAGAACAAGTTAAGAAAATTAATAGATTGCATTTAGAAGACGGAGGGGAGAATAAATCTAGATAGTTATTATGATAAGAGGATATTAAATCAATGTTTTAGGTCCCCAGATATAAAATATAGTAATAAGTTTTTAAATAAATTAAACAATGAAATTAAAGCGTGATAAATTATTCTCTAAAAAGAAGGATAAAGAAAGAAGTGATTCTGATAAGAAGTGGGACTCTGTTTTAGGTGCGGGCTTAGGAGCTACTGCTGGAGTGCTTGGGAGTAAAAAGTTAGCTAAGGTCACAAAAGGGTTAAGAGATACTAATGATAATGATTTCTTACTTAACATTAGTGAGAAGAATGGTTTATATAAGAATCAAAAGAGAAAAGAAGAATTACTTAGTAAAATACCTCAACATAGAAGTCCTGATGAAGAGATAGAATTAAAAAATTTAGGAGAAGAATCTAAAATTCTATTAAAGAAGTCTAAAAAAGCTCTCAAGAGATTTAAATTGAAGAAAAGAGCAGCTAAAGTAGGTATTGCAGCTCTTCCAGTTGCAGGAGCTGTAGTAGGGTCTCTTTATGGTTATGATAATAATCTTAAGAAACAAAGAGATAAGATAGAAAATGCTGCTGGGGATAGAGCAGCTGAGATAATTAGAGGAAATAAGAAAAAGTAATAATTGACCTAGTAATTCATACAAAAGTTACTAGGTTTTATTTTTAAGTTAATTATGTTATATTTATTTGGATCTGGCGCATGGAAAGGAATAAGGAAGGTTGTAAAAATTGGATATACCGGAGACTTAGAAAAACGAAAAAATCAATATCGTCTTCATAATCCTCTTGGAGAAATAATATCTACACGAGAGGGTTCAGAATTAGACGAACTTAGACTTCACCTTAGACTATATGATTTTAAAGTTGAATTCTTAGATGAATGGTTTTATGATGAGCAACCAGTTTTTGAAGTCTTTGAGCAATCCTTCGAAGAGATAGATGAGTGGCTTTGGAAACATAGAAGTGAGACGTTGCTGTTTCCACAAATTCCTCTCCCTGGAACACTAAAAAGAAAATTACTTGACGAACTACAAAAGAAACATAGGACCATAACTGTAGAAGGCGAGAAACTCTTATAAGTGTAGAAAAATAAACAAATAGAAAAATGGATGAAATAAATGAATTAATTAAAAATGATTTGAAAGATAGATCATGGAAAAATCATTATGATAAACTGGACCTATCAAAACAACCTCATCTTCCAAGGATATATTTCTTTGGGAGTGTTTTTGGGGTAATACTTTTCTTAGATGGTGATGGGAAAGATAGAAAAGATACTAGTTTTTCTATTATTATGAATCACTCAGCAGACATTCCAAGTTCATGGATATTAGTTGAGAAAGATTGTACGGCTAGTACTTGGATAGATGATCTCATAAAACAATTCGAGAGAGCAAAAAAGTGGATGAAAATTTAATTTATAAACCAAAAAAAATATGGCAGAAATGAAATTAAACAAGGAAATTATTGCATTTCATAGAGGATGCGTATTAGTAGAGAGCAAGGAGTTAGTAGATCCTAGAAACATGGAGGAAAAGAGTAAGAGAGTATTAATCTCACTTCTTCAAGAATTAAAGAGATATAGATATTTTCTTTCTCCCGAAGTAATATGTAGGATGACGATTAGTGATATGGAAAATCTCCATACAAATCTACTTCCATACATCCACGAATTGTATCATTCTGGGGAAAAGTTTAAACCTTTGTATCCAGGATTTCCAGAACAAGTAATTTCTAAGGATAAATCGGAATTGTGGTTAGATCAAAAAAGAGTTTATTCTGGTGATCTTGAAGGATTTCTAAGAGATAATCCTTGGACAACTAAAGAAGAGAAGGAAATAATTGATGAAGAGCCAGATCGACAGCTTAAGATTATGACTCCTTCTGAATTTATGGATATTCCTCGGCAAATGATGTCGGCCGGAAATTCACTAACAGGAGAAACTAGGGAAGAGTTGGCATGGTTCTTAGAGAATTATCCAGAACTTAGCATCCCAGAACGTATACCATTTAAAGAAACAATGTGTATAGTAGCTAAACATCGGCCGGAATATAAAATTGCCGAGATTAATGATGTTCTGAGATATAGTTTGTACTTAATGGGAGCTGATCCAAGTCTTCCACATGTTCCAAAGAAAATACAAGTTAGCTCTTGGTCTAATAAAAAAACTGATAATCCTGAATGGAGAAAATTAGATACTCTTCCTAGATCAAAACGTAGAGAAATTTGTGGAAGAATAGAAAAAATAATTGAGGCTAAAGGAGTAGAAAACTGTATACGAGATGCAAAACTTTTCTATGGACATTGGATATTACTATCAGAACGTGTACATCCGAAGGAATATGTAGTAAATTATCCTGAGTGTGCTGATTTCTTTGTAAAACTTAAGAGTAAGGGTTTATCAAAAGAATATCGTACATTTAATTCTCAAGTACAGAATATGTATGATACTGGTAAAGATATTCTAGAAATAGCTAAATTTATTTCTACTCATCCAGGGGAATTTATTAGAAAATTTGATTCTCTCTTAAGAAGAGCTCTTGAAGAAGGTAAAGAATCTGATATAATGGATATCTTTATAAATACTTCAGGGATGAAAAATAAAACACTCTTAGAAATTCTTAGCTACTACGATATAAGAGATCAATCAGAAAGTACTCCTAGAGTGGTAAATATTCCTGGAAAAGGTTTATATATACTAGATGGATTAAAACCAATTAACCCTGGATTCTTAGAAACTATAAAAGATAATATAATTCGAAAAATATTTCTCAACATAGATTCTAGAATTACTGAGAAAGATTTAGTAAACGAGATTGTATATATCGATCCAGAAATTAAGAGAATACCTATTCCGAAGGGTATGAGAAATCAAAATGTATCTATCCCCAAAGGAACAAGATATAAAATCTCTGGAAATATTGTTAGGTTTTTTGTTCATTGGATTCAGAAAGATAGAGATGAAGACTTAGATCTTCATGCATTCTTATATAAGTCTAATGATGATATTAGCAATATAGGATGGAATACTTCACTTAATTCTAATGTTGCTGTTCATTCTGGTGATGTATTAAACCGTCCAGGAGATTGTGCAGAGTATGTAGACGTTGATCTAGATAAGTGCAAAAAGAATGGATATAAATATGTGGTGATGGATGTTTGCAATTATAAAGGTCGAGGAATGGATACTCTTCCTGTATGGTTGGGGTATTGTACTAGAGAAAAATTACAGGAAGGTGATAAAACTTGGCATCCGCAAAAGGTTGAATTAACAGTTCCCGTTACATCTAAGACTGATTCGATAGCAGCAATGATGATTGATATCGAAAATAGAGAAATGATTCTCTTAGATTGTGAGACTTCCGGACTTCCAGTTAATAATAAAGATAATTATTCCTTACAGAAAGCAATAGTTAACTTTTTCTCTAAACAAGAAAAATACTCATCTTATGATATCATTAAGCAACATTATGAATCTAGAGGTGCTGAAGTTGTAGAAATATTACCGGATGATCCAGATATAGAAGTAAAAGAAAAAATATTATTTGAAGATATATCAAAGAATTATGTGAAAATACTTGATATTATCGGCGAATAAAAAAAATAAAAAGATAGGTCTTGACTAATTAAAAGTCAAGTTAAATCCTATCTTTTTTTTATTCTTCCTTTATTCTTCGATTATCGCACCGAAATCTTTAACAGCATCTTCATATACTTTCAAAGATTCAGAATTTTTATCAATCGAAGCCATACATTTATTTAGGAACACTAATTTTCCTGATAATCTTTGTTCCTTCATCATATCTTTCACCGACTCTGCTACACAATAATCCTTTGCAAAACCAGCTATATAAACTTTGGTATAATCTTCTCTAGCAATTTTATCTAGGAATTCATATCCCTCAGATTTTTTAGCGCCGTTTGCATAAGAAAAGGCAGAAAACATCTCTAAGTGTGGATTTCTTCCCTTCTGAATTAGCTCATATTCGGCGCCATGATTACTGAGGGACCATAAATTTAATTCCTCAACTAGATTTTTGGGCAAACTCCATCCCCAAGAACCAGCGATACAATGTTCAGGCCAAATAGTATGAACTTTTCCTGTCTTCTCTAATTCTTCAAGGTAGGCGATAGTATTTTCTTTATTATAAAAAGCTGGAGTATATTTTCCCGATTTTACCATCCCTGAAGTAATAGTTGTAAATGCTTCAGGAGTTTGTTCCCAATACATAGAATGCCCAATATGATAAGACATATGAGTATCTTGTGTAACTATGATTTTTTCCAAGATTTTTCGTTTCCCAGATATCCATTTACACAATTCTTTCGTTGCTTTCTCTGCTCCAGGAACATAGAGAGTTCCTTTGGGGTTACAAAAATCATACTGTGGGTCTATTATCAGTAATAGACTTTTTTCTTTTTCTTCCATAATTTAATTCTGATTTTAAAATTGTTCTTATTATATCTTCATTATCTCTAAATATCTTTTCATCTCTCAAACAAATTTCCCAATGATATTCATTAACATAATCATTAGCAGAAAACATTAAATCTCCAATATACTCGGCAGAAATCTTAATAGTTATTTCCTTGAGATCATCTTTTTCAATATATTGATGTTCTTTAAAGTATAGCGAATGAATGTAAGAACTATTAATTGTGCATTTTGTTTCAGAAATTAGATCATCTTCTGTAATATTTTCAAGATCAGTTATTAATCCAAAGACTACATAATTTTTTCTAGTTATTTGAAATTTCTCAATCCTACTAATATCATATTTATCTTTTATATTAGTAAAAGTATCTTCCATCATAAAATAACTAAAAGCTGGATCTTCATCTTCTTTTTCTCTTCTAATGACTGCTCTGAAAAATCTTGGATCTCTTTTAAATTCTGATCCTTGAACTCTATTCCAAATCTTCATTACAGTATCCATCCCATGAATTTTAGATAATTCTGAAATAGCTCCCGAACCTTTACAAATCAAAGGAATCAAAATTTTATCTACTTCAGTATAATCCTTTCCTCCAATTTGTTCAAGATCAGAACTAGAAATTCCATTACCATCAGTGGGTGTAATATTAATAGCTTTCTCTAGAGCTACCATCTTATCGTACGAATTTTTATTTATGATTTCAGTATCTAAATAAGATTCTGAATAATACTTCGCATGTAACCACTTAAGAATAGAGTATACTTCTGTTTTCCAGAGACCACCCATAGGATTAAAATCTCCTTCATCTCCGTGAATAGTCCAAAATCCAAGATAATGTTCAGTTAAGTTATCAGTATCAATTACAATACCTTTCTTAATACCAGCTTGATTATATAGGTACATCATTCTAAGACGTGCCATAATATTTCCGTTGGCTATTTTTGTTTGTTCTGGCATCATCCCCTCTATCTCGGATATACTTTTTCCAGATAAATCACAAAGAATATCTCGATCATTATCACAATAATCGTAGTTATAGAGATTTTCTATATAACTTTTATAGAAATCATACTGTGCAACTTCTCTATAAAAAGTTTTAACACAAAAAGCATTTCCTGTTAGATCAGACGAAGTAAGTTCATCTGGTTTATTCTTTATTGGAAGTGAATATCCGTAAAAAGGAATTCCAGATCTATTTCTAACTTCATTACATACAGCAGCCATAAGAGTACTATCTGCTCCTCCTGAGATACCAAGAATTAATGCTCTTATATTATTATCTATCACATATTTTTCGGTCTTTTCAACCATCTTATTAAATATGGCTTCTTGTTCTCCATAATTTAATTTTCTTTCATAAATGTTTGTTTTCATAATTATCAATGTTTTATTGTTACATTAATAAGGATTTGTCGGTTATCTTAAGGAGAAAAATAAAAGGGAAAATTTATTCCCTTTTACTTAAAAATTTTATACTAGATCCAGAGTTTCTTCTAAGCATCTAAATATATTAAGAATATTAAAATAACATAATTTAGTGCATAAACTTGGAGAATAATCCTTATCATAAAATAAACTAGCCTCTCCCGCAAGCTCAAACATTAAATCCATTGTAAAATCTTTGAGTTTATTCTTAGAAATTCTAATATTTTCTGATATTATCCTAGTATTGTCAAGATCTCTCAAATTTATTTCAGAATCAAATTTAACTTCATAGAATAAGCACAAGCCTTTATCAGATGTGCGCTTTTTCAGAAATTTTGTTCCAGGATCAATTAGAAAATATACAGATTCTGTTTTTAGACAATCCTTATACTTTTCCTTCAGATAATCGTCAATATTTCTTAGTTCCAGCTCATCCTTGAAATTTTTCTCAGAAATTAATTCTTTATCGACAAGAGCTAAATTATAAACTGGAAGATTCTTGATTTCTAAAAATTTAGATACCCAATATTCTTCATTATTGTCAGTATAAGAAACTCTAACTAAGATATCACCTTTCAATCCTTTGGATCCATAATTTCTAATCCATTCTTCTCTATCCATTTATATCTCATATATTTTAATAATTTAAATTGATTCTTCTTAGCAAAAATTTGTATGTGTTCTGGAGATAAATTCTTTGCTTTAAATTTCTCTAAAAGAATTTCAGAAGGAATATCTATAACCTTAACATAAGAACTATTATAGTCTTCAAAATGCTGTCCTGTTCGTTCCGACCTCACATTATATGATTCCGAGAATCTAATAGATTTCCCAAGTCTTTTATAAGGAGAGGAAATAAGTGATATTGCAATCTGAATAGTATCATTAAGTTCTCCATAATAAGATTTGAAATAATTATCAATATCTTCATTATTTTTTATAAGATCTAGATTAACATGTTTTAGATCTCCACATTTTGCATAGAAGTAAATAATGAACTTAGGTTGTCCGAAAGAATAAAATTTACGTACTAAATATACTTTCATCTTTGTAAAATTAAATCCCCAAGAATATTTTACTATCCTTGAGGACTTTTTTATTATTATCTTCTGCGCATTCTATGTATCCTATGAGCTCTAGATTTCTTCCTAGTATACTTCTTTTTTGATGTCTCTTTAATTTGTGGTTCTTTTGTTAAAACTACTTTCTTTTTAGGAGACACTCTAGCTTTTACTCCTTCTGAAATACCTGAACTTATAGATCTAGGTGGAATCACTGTTTTTCCTGATCCATCTGTATAAGAATTTGTTTCAGGGTAATATCTATATCCTCCAGAACCCAATACCCATGCTCCAAGTGCTGCATTATAAGCCCAAGAATTATTATCTCGATCACGAAAAATTTGTCCTTGTGTTGGTTTCTTTGGAAGTGAATCTGAAGTAGTTGTCCAAGTTTTTCTTCTCTCAGGAGATTTACTACATCCTCCAAAAATCAATAATAATCCTAAGATGAAAATTATTAATATAAAATCAATTGATCTCTTCTTGTTCATCTTTTCTCCTTTCTAATGGTTTAACTCTTTTATAATTATCATAAAACCAGGATAAAAGTTGTTTTGTTGCATACTCTACTTCATCCGGTTCAAGTTGAGATGATTTATACCTTATCGACCAATCAAGCATATAAAACTCAAGAGGCATAATGAAACTGTCTGAATTCATTACTACTTTCAAACATAGTCCTGGAGAAATGAACCCTCTACCCGAAACAAATCTCTCTTTCCAGATGTTATAAAGATTATACGGAACTTTATAGGTTTCATCATATTCAGTTGGAACTTCTCCTGTATCATTTACCTCCCATTTAACATCTTCAACCTCATAATCATTAAAGATCATTTCGAATTCCGTCTTGAAGTTTTCCTCATATATTCGATCAAGAGCTCCATAACCAGTTTCAGAAACCACGAGAATTAATCTATCGGCCGAATCAACTGCTATCACTTGACCTTTATATAAGAAACAATTTCCAGGTTTTAATTCAGGATCTTCACCTAAGAAATCTCTAAGCTCAGTTCTTACTTCAATTTCTTCTGAGTTTTCGTCGGCCGGATCTTTTTTCTCGTGTTTAATCTCTTCTGGAAATCTGCAAAAATCCCATTCTATTACTGCATTAAGTTTTACCAAGATTCCAGGGATAACTAAATCAGCCATTCCTTTCTCACAACCACAGCGATATTTCTGTGCTAATACTTCAATAATCATAATATAATAAATTTATTTAACTATATAATTACCATTTTCAGAAATAAAATCAATTTTTATAGCAGGATAAGAACCACCCCATATATTAATCTCTCGCTCTTTCAAAATTTTTCCAAGTGAATTAATCTTAAAACATGAGAATTCCATTTCCATTCGGATATTACTAAGATCGAGAGTAGAAAAATTAGGTTTATTAAGAATTGTTCTAAATATTTGTTTAACATTCTCTAGAAAACCAATCTTAAGTAATTCTTTGGCATAATATTCAGCTGAAGATTGATTATCAAATACTTCATCCGGAATTTCAAAAGATCTAATTTTTCGAAGCATTGAAATTACTTGACTTTTAGAAATTATATCATTGGTTGATAATTTCTCAGTACATTCATGGATTATGCTATCAATATCCTCAATAGATTTATCCACTACTATTCCTGTTACTTGTTTTGTTACCATAATTTATTTTGTTAATATTATACATCATATATAAGAATCTCAAGGGAGAAAGAAAAAAGAGAGGGAAATTAAATCCCCTCTTTATCATATAGTACTTTAAATCCAATATAATGAGACCTTGGAACAAATACATCTCCTACTAAAGGTATAAATCCAATCTCTCCAGTAATTTCATCTATATCTTTTGACTGTCTTCCTTTCTCTATATATAAGGTAGAACAATTAAAATCAAACTCCTTAAGAACTTTTCCACTTTTTGAATAAGCTGTAATCTTAATTAGCTTTTTATTTTTCTTCGTAATAAATCTACCAATCATTTTCGAAATTTTCTCAGTTCCTTGAATAGATATTAATCTAAGGTTATTTTCTCCTGGTTTAATTGTCTTTGAATTTATCTGAGTTAGTGTTGTATATAAACTAAGACCACTCATTTCTGGTTTAAAATTACTAGTTTCGAATAATTCATTTAATTCTGCTGCTTCTTCTTTTGTTAATTTTTTCATAATCTTTATTTTTATTTATTCTTTTCATTAATAAGGCTTTCACGGGAAAAATAAAGAGCCTCAATCCAATGTTTCCAAAGGATTAAGACTATCTTTTTTATTTACTATTTCTACTCTATGTGGCATCCAAAATTTCAAAGAATCAATCTCTTCATGGTGCAGTAAGAAATCAATTCTATTTGTATGCTTAGAACCCATAAGATCTTTTACTATCCATTCACCATTTAAACCTGGACATTTCTTAGACTGGATTAGAACTGTATCTCCAAAGTTAAATTTCCCACTCCTTCTGAGATCTCTAGAGACTGCAATCCATCTATGTTCACCTGTTTTAACTTTTTCAGGATGAACTTTACTTCCATCTGCTGTAATGCTTCCCGATCTAGCATAATAAAATGTAGCTAATGGAGTAGAATCTAAGTCCTTGGAGGGGCTATAAACACTCCAACCAAGGACTAGAACTATTATGATAATTAATCTACGCGAATTTCTTTTCTATTAAAACTTTCCCATTCAAGCTTTTTCAATGCTCGATTCAATTCAGAAAGTTTACCCTTTGTAATAGACCATCTATCGGTAGGATAGTCTAAAGATTCAAGATTTACTGGAAGAGGATTTTTCATATTCGGATCTGTATTACTATATAATCCGACCGGTTCAATCCAAACTTCCTCTTTTCCTTTTTCACCACAAAGTTTAAATACTGCATAAGTCTTAGCAGTCCAGAGAATATCAACATAATTTCCAGGATACAATTTATAATACTTCCATCTCATTGTATCTCTAAGACCAATAATTACTGATTTCTGGATATTATTACCATTCTCCATTTCAATCAACGGAAATCCAGGAAAACCATTATCAATTACTGGTTTATCTCTCCACAGAATTCCTTGCAAGAACTCAACTGCCTTTTCTTCAAGACCTTCACGACTACCAAGACACATAGAAATAACATCTAAATGTTCACGAATAGCTTTTTTCTTTTGACTATCACAGAATTCTTTTGGATTTCCAATTTTTGTTCTTTCACTAATCTTTTCCAATGATATATATGGAATAAGATCTGGACTTAAACTAGGACTCACAATTCTGTACAGATAGTATGATGGATCTTCGACTAGTTTGTTATTACTCAAAAAAATCGGATAAATATTACCGATCATACTGTTTGTTACGTTGTACTTAATCATTTCTTTTTTGATTTCTTTTTGTTATTACTACTATTTTTGTTATCACTATTTTCTATAAGAGATAATCTAGTAACAATCCGTCCTTTTGTTAAATCATAAGGACTTACTTCAATTTTCACTTTATCTCCTGCTAGAATTCTTATATAATTTTTTCTAATTTTACCTGATATAGTACATAATACTTGATGCTCCATAGAATCTAATTCTACTGAAAACATAGAATTCCCGAGCTCTTCAACAACTTCTCCTGTAAATGATAAATTCTCTTGCTTAGCCATATCACTCTAATACTCCTTCTTTATCAATTAACACTTGAAGATTCCAAAATTTACTTGATATAATTTCATTTACAATAACTTCTGGAATATTTTTAATACCTCCATAGTACTTAATCAAGTCTAAAATATCTACTTCAATTGTTGTATATATTTTCGGAGATTTTTTAGTACCGGTATTAGTATCATAAAAAGTTCTTACACCTAATCCAAAATTATTTCTAGCGTTTTCTATCAAATCTTTAATATCCAATAATAAATTAGGTGTAGCAGAGAATAAATCAGATAATTTAACTACCTCTAGAGTATAATTTGTTGATTTAATTCTTTGTCTACTAATCTTTCTGGAAGCATCTGTAAAGTGATTTTTAAAATAAATACTTCCTAAAGATACATAATTCTCAATTCCAGATAGTATTAAACTTTCTGGATTACCTTGACTTACTACCTCTACTGCTATTTCATTTATATTTATTCCAAGATCTATAAAGAGTTTTCTGTAATACAAATTTCTCATTGCATTTCCATCTTTAAAATCTTGATAAAATCTCCTTACTAAGTTTTCTGCATTCTTATCATTATTATTTCCTTCACCAATATAAATGTCTTCTCTATTCTTATTCAAATCCCAAGAACATAATACAACTTCATGTAACATATTCTTAATCATTTCAGAAACAGATTCAGGAATAAGATCTGCATAAGAATCTGATTCACTTGATTTCAATGAAAGAATATCAAGAATATATTTAGGATTTGAATAACTAGAAAATCCATAATCTGAAGTAATTGTATATTCCTTCATTGAATTATCAAAGATATATTTTTGATAATCTTTCAGACAAGTTATATCATTCTCCAAAACATTTCCAGAATCTACAGCGCTTGGAAGAGAGTACATAATCTGAATATCTTCCGGTCCAGAACCAATTTTTCTGGTTTTTAGAATGTCAGAGATTTTTTTCTCATCTCCAAGTTCAGAAACATATAGATACGCTGGAACCATTGAAGAATCTCCAAGAAAATCAGAATTTAACTCGTTCTTTTTTCTACTCTTAAATTCTCCAAGATAATAATACGTATTTGTTAATGTATCATATCTTCCACCAGGAATCCACTTCTTTACTTTTTTATTTAAAGTACAATTCACTCTACGCTTCATCTCTTCGAAAGCACTTTTATATTCCGCCATTTCAGGTGTCATAAAATAAACACTTTCTTGAGAATCTTCTGAAAATACTGCTTCAAATACTGTGTCTCCAAAATTAGCTTTATCACTCTTAACCTGAGTAATTATATTGCCAATCATAGGAACTCCAAAAGCTGTCCGATACATATTACAAACTAAGTAATATTGTTCTGGATCAGGAAATTCATCACACTTTACATAAACACTAAGATCATTAGATACTTTTAATTTAAATGAATTAGATTCAATAATCACTTCATCAAAAGCAGATTCGATATTCTTTTGTACTGCCGCTTTATAAGACTTTTTTTCAGGAGAGGCTAAAAAAACACGCTTCCCTGCTGAAACTGATAAGTCACACGGAAAATAAGCTATCAAATCACTTGTTAATCTCCAAGAATTTTTCTTCATAATTTTTCTCTTTTACTCAATTGTAAACTTAATTTTTTTCTTAACATTATTGAATTTTATACAAGATCCTCCAAGATAATCATGAATCCTGTATATCTCATTAATAAGATTTTCGTTTGCTCCTATCAGCGTTTTTGGATCTACAAGAACAACTGATGCAGTAGTAAACCTTCTTTTTGCTGTATCAGGATCAATTAATTCTGTACAAGAAAATAAATGTCCGTCTGTTGCTATTACTGCATCATATAATTCTGGAATCTTAGAACACTCATAATTAAACCTAGCTTCTATGTATTGTTCAAAGCTAACACATCTCTCTCGCTCAGCATATGGAGTTCTCTTAACACTGACATAATCTTTCTCATAATAACTAAGAGTACTATTAACTCTTGCTATCAGTTCTTTGATAATTTCTTCCGTTTTCATTTAATATAATTGCAATTAAATCTTCAATTAGTTGTAATTTAGGTTTATCTGATAACATTATCTCTGATTTCTCTGGAAATGCTAAATATGTACTTTTCCAATAAGCATCTGGATCTTCAAGATTATTAGTTAACGAAAAATCCATTGAATCTTCAGGAAAATCAGAATTAATCAACCTATATTTCCCAGAAGTATACACAATTTCAGAAGTACTTCTATCAAGAAGACATTGAAAGTTCCCTATTTTAAAAGTATTCAAAATATAATCTTGCTTATGTTCAGAGGGTTTCAGTTCTTTTATTAAACTTACCTTCCAATTACTTAATGTTGTTTCTGAAGCTAAAATTTTATTATATAAGTCATCTGAATTTTTATACATTCCTGGAATTAATAATACTTCGAGGGAAGGAATATATACAAAAACTTTATTTTCCTCTTCCAAAAGAAAATATATACATGAAGACTCTGAGATACTAAGAAACTTACTCCATCTCTCTTCAGGAAATACTACTTTAGAATATTTTACATAGTCTTTATAAATTTCCTTTCCAAGAATTTTATAATATCTACTCTTTGTTATTAACTTTATCATTTTTATAAGTATTAAAAAATTCTAAAATTTTCATATCATTCCAAGAAACTCTAAATGAATCTCTAGAAGTAGGTGCAAATATTTCTGAAACTGCGTCAACGTACATAGTATGAGTAAATTCATCTCCCATATACATTCTCTTCCAATCAGCCTCTGTTATACAATCACGTACTCCAAGCTGTTCTATCGCTAAATTATCAAATCCTATAGTAGCTGATAGATTATTTTGTCGAGTATACAAAATTCTCTTTAAAGTCTTTTCCCACTCCTTAAGATCATACTTGGGTGGATTGCCGAGAGCTCTTCCCCAATTTTTATAACCAAGAATTAATACTTGTCTTCCAGACGTTATCAGTTCTTGGAGATCTTCTGGGGGAAATATTCCGGCAATGATATGATATACTTTTGTTTTAAAATATGTAGTATATTCGTCTTCTAAAGTATTTATTAACTTTTTATCAAACCTATCAATACTTACTCCAAATACTTTTACCATATCAAGTTTATCATGAAATTTCTTACGCTTCTCTTCAGTATTTAGAGACCTAGAATTTATGGTAAGTCTTGGAACAAATCCATTATCATCTGCCCACTTACATAAAACAGCACAATCATCTATAACAGAATCTTCAGTTACATCTCCACCTCCAATAGCTAATTCTATTCCAACTTTAGGAAGCTGAGATAAAACATCAATAGTTTTCTGTAGGTCAAAAGACTTTCCTTCAGAGATACTAGATTCATGACAAAATGGACATCCTATAGAACACTTATTTGTTATTTTCAAGTCTATAGAATCAGGAAACTTTGAAATAAGCTCCTCTCCTCTTCTTAATGCTCGATAAGTTTTTGTACCTGATAAATTATTAAGAGTAACATAATAATTTCCGTTTATATAAGAATATTCATCTGTTATCATAGTACTTTTCCGAACTCTTTTGTCATTACTGTATATGGTAAACTAATCCAATGAGATCCCCAAGTCTGAGTATCTTTTATTAACTCTTTAAAGATTTCATTTTCATTTGTAGAAAGTGAGTATAGTAAGGTTGATTTTTGTTTTTTACCATCACCTTTTATTATTGTTTTATTTATAATCTCTTTTTCCAGACTTTCACTAATCCAATATAATTTTCTATCACTAAGAGAAATAGGTCTAAAAGTAAGCTGATTATCACTATGAAATCCTCTCCACTTTTCCATTCCAAGATTTTTTTCAAATTTTTTGGTTTTGATATTATAAACTATATCTGAAATTAAAGATTCGTTTTTCAGATAATTCTCTATATCACAACCTACTGATTTATTATATTCAAAATCAACTCTACCTATATCTCCTCCATAATCAACGCTAACGATAATTTCTGGGTCATCAGTTTCTTCTTCATAGAAACCCTCTGGAGCATCTGAATTATCATTTCCTAAATATAGCCAAGATCTTGAATTAAATATAAAATTCTTAATTGATCTAGCTGATTCCATAATTTCAGGAAATATATCAGAACTATTATGATCTATCTCAGGAGCACCAGAATCCCAGTAATAATCCTCATCCTCTTCAACAACATCATCATTTGACCTGTTTTCTTCCCAGTCAAATACTATATCCTTTGCTCCAGTATATCCTAGGACAATTTCTTTTAAGAGTTTTACTTTCTTCCGATTACTCTTATATTTCCAAATTATACCACATACATACTGAAGTTTAGTCATTGGATCATTATATTTTTCATACTCCCAACCAAATGATTCAGATCTTCTAGGAACATGTATAACTCCCTCTGAATCCATAGGAAGTGTATCAACCAATGAATTAGGATCAACACAGATTACTACAGAGTGAGACGAACTACTATTAGTCTCAGGTAGATTTTTTCTAATTACTTGTTTTATTCTTTTCATAATAAAAATATTTCATAATCATTTATAAGGAAAATAGGCTCTTCTTCAAAGCCTTATTAGTGTATAAATTAAAATTTAAAAGAAGATGAAAAAAGAAAAATGGATTACAAGAACTGATGCTGCAAAGTTAGCAAAAGTAAGTACACAAACTATTACAAACTGGGGTAAATCTGGTTTAATTACTATCAGAGTTATTAAAAATATGACATATGTAGATAAGAAAACTCTGATTGATTTATTGGAAAGCAGTTTATCTAAAAAGACAACTGATTTAGGAGAATTAGAACGCCAGCTAGATGAAAAGATCGAAAAAATGAAAAAAGAGATCAAAGAAGTAGAAGATGTTACAAGAATTATAAGAATTGGATATAGAAGATACTCACACTGCAAAGAATTAATTATTGCATCTTTAATAGACAATATTCATTACTATAATGATAACTCAGATTTTCACCGCATCAATGAAATTTTATGGAAATACTTAACTTTTCTTAACTCTATTAATAAAGGAAAAGGAGAAAAGAATGTTGATGAAATTAAGAAATTAGCAGATTCTTATGGTTTGACAAAAAGTGATTTTACTAAATATATTAATGATAATATAAAATTTTTATATGATAACAATAAACTAGTTCTCGAAAAACTTGAAAAGTTAACAAAAGAGAACATGACCAAAGACATAGAATTAGCTGAACTTAAGAGAATCAAAAATGTAGAAAATATTGATGTTACTTTAAGTGAAGAGCAAGAAAAGAGAATGAGATTATTAAAAACTAGTATAAGAGACTTAAATCTTTCTCGTAGAGCACTTAATACTTTAGTAGATTATGATATTCAACATAAGAATATGAAAACATTAGGTGATATTGCAACTCGTACAGTAAAAGAAATAAGGTCTATATATAATCTTGGTTATCATACTTATATTGAATTAAGTGATGTAATAGAACATTATGGTCTTTGTTGGAATATAGATATAGATTATTTCATTTTAACTGGAAACGTAAATGTAAAAATAAAGGAGGGTTAATTCCCTTCTTTTTTCTTTCTCCAAATGATGTTTTTGCGCTCCTAGGAAACCTAAACCCTAATACATGACATAGAACAATTATAAAAGAAATTTTGTAGTTGTTCTTTTGTTTTCTTAAGAAATGTGTAGTGTTTATTTAATATATAATAATTATTAAAATATTATGAATGATTTTTGCAACTGTGGTTGTGGATTCAACCCTGGAAGTGATTATAATGCGTTCGGGGATATAGGTTACAATCTTCCGCTGATTTATGAAGTCTATTGCAAAACTATTCAGGAAGTAAATGGTACAGATCCAGATACTCAAGACAAAAATAATAAAATTTATGTCAAGAATGGAGTATTATACCTTCCTAATAGTTATCATGCAAGTTTCAAATCCCCAGATACATTGATGATCTACGATGAAACAGTAACTTACAAAGATTCTACCCTAGGTCTTGTAAATGATTAAGAAAATTTTATTAAACGTTTAATTAAAAGAAAGAATAAATTATGAGCGAAAAAATCTCTAAGATTAGTGTTGACGGAGTTGTATACGATATCGCGTCTACAGGTGGTGGAGAAGTTCCAGGTGATATCCAAGAACAACTCTCTGCTCTAGAAAATAAGGTAACTGAAGAAGCTAGTGCCCGTGAAGAAGGTGACGCTAAGTTATCTGAAAAAATTGAATCAGAAGCTTCTCGTGTTGATGGAATGGTAAATCAAATCAACGAAAATGTAGCTTCTTCTATCGAAACTCTGAATAATAATCTTGTTCAGGCTATCGAAACTATTAATAATGGTATTGCAGCTGAAGTAACTAATCGTGAAGAAGGCGATGCTAAACTTCAAGCAGCTATTGATGAATTAGCTGAAAAAGTAAACGGTGAAGGTGCTGATCTCACTGAACTTGAAGGAAAAATTGAAAAAAATGCAGCTGATATTGCAACTGTAAACAATAATCTTGTTGAAGCTGTTAATAATATCAATAAGAATGTTGCAGACGGTTTCAGCACCATAAACGGAGGACTCAATAATGAGATACGTCCAGAACTTGAAAAAGCTGTTAAATATGAAGATACAGCAACTGAACAAAATCCTGGACGTAAGACTATTTTCCTAAACAATCATGATAATATTTGCGGAAAAACTACTGATGGTAGTGCTGTGAATATTGCTATGGTTTCTAAGTGGAATAAAGTAGATCTAGGTTCTAGTTCAGTAGAAATCAACTTAAACGGTTCTGCTGAAAGACCTACTTATAACGATTCCAAACAAATTGCCCTTCTTGAAGATGTTCATGGCAATATGGAAACTATTGCATTAGTTAAGAAAGATGACTTAACTTATGAACTTCAAGTAGGTGATAAAATTGCTGGTACTATTAATATTCCTGCAGACCAATTCTTGAAATCTGTTGAGTACTCTGCAGAAGATAAATCATTGACCTTTGTATTTAACACTTCTGAAGGAGAACAAACTTCAGTAGTTGATCTTAGCTCTTTGGTTGATACTTACGTAGCTGGTAATGGTATTGAATTGATTGAAAATGGATTCTCTATTAAATTAGATCCTTCCAGTGAATCTTACTTGAGTGTATCTGAAGCAGGTATTAAAGTAGAAGGTATCAATGAAATTAAGAAGAATGTTCAAGAAGTTGCTGCTAACCTAGTAACAGTTAATGAAAATCTTGCTTCTTCTATCGATGCTATTAATAAGAAAGCTGTTAAATATGAAGATGTAGCTGACTCTAATCTCCCAGAACGTAAAGCTATTGTTCTTAAGAATGGTGATGTTATTTTAGGTGGTAACTTAGAAGGTGGTACATCTAGTCTCGTTCAGCTTAATCGTTGGGGTGTAGCTGATTTTGGTTCTTCTAGCGTCCCATTTAATATCAATACTCCGAAAGATGTACGTCCAACTGTACAAGAAGCAGGTCAGTCTGGACCTGAAGCAAATCAAATTGCATATGTATCTGATGTAGCTGGTCTTAGCAATACTCTTGAAGCTTTGAATGCAACAGTTCAAATTCTTCAAAGTAAAGTTGATGTTCTTACTAAAACAAATACTGAAGTTGTAAGTGTTGACGGTTCTGCTGGTGAATTGAAAGATTCTTCTAAGGATTATATCGTATCAGGATCTATTAATGAAAATGCTGAAATCGTTGGTAAGTCTATCTCATTAAAATCAATTAAAGTAAGTGATAATGCTAGACTTAAATTGAATGCTGGTGATGTAGAAGCCAAAGATCTAAATATTTCAGGTTCATTCCCGAAAGCTAATGGAAATACTGTAATAAGCGTAAATAATGCTGAATTTATCGTATTCAAAGATATGGTATTTGATGCATCTGAAGTTTATAACGGTATTGAGATTGGTCTAGCAAGCAATTCTGTACTTCCGAAAAATATCTTGTTCGATAATTGTAAATTCCAAGGTGAATTCAGTAATAATGCTATCTTAGTATTCGGTACTCAAGACAATGCTATTATTACATTGAATAACTGTTATTTCGAAAAGATCAGTAATACTCTTAGATTAAGTAATAAGTCTAATGCTTCTGGTGTAGTTGTTAATATTAATAACTGTACTGTAGATCAATGGGAAACTAGAGCTCCATGGCAAGGTTTCTTGATTTGCGAAGATTATACTAATAAGACTGAAGAAGAGGTTAATGCTAATAACTTGTTTGGTGACGGTAAGATTACTGTTAACTTTAATAATTTAGTTCATGCTGGAGTAAAGATTAATCCAGCTGATCCTGCTTCAGTTTGTGGCACTAAAAATGAAAGTCAAGTAGTTATGGTATGTCAAGATGCTGTAGCTGGTCCAGAAGGTGATTACTGTTTATCTTATGACGCGGCTAAGTTCCCAGTTGTAAGCTTTAAATAAAAAAAAATAAATGGAGAGGGATTAAATTTCCCTCTCTTTTTTCTTCTCACTCAATAACCAAAAATCTTTAGTTATTTTCTTCATTATAACAGATACCATTCCAGCTAAGATAAATAATTTAGGTAATGATTGGTGAGTTATTATAAACCAACTACTTACTATTATATCTGCATCCCTAGCATAATTTTCTTGCTCTAGTGACATCTTTTCTCCAAGATTCTTAAATTCATTATATTTAGTGAGATACTTTTCTGCAAATTCTGCTCTTTTCTTTCTCTGCTTTCTTATTTTCTTTAAAAACTCTTTCTTTGTCAGCCACTTCTTTTCATAATATTCTTTTAATCGATTCTCTCTACACTGACATTCATGAAGTTGTTTTTTTAAAGATAGTTAAGCTTTGTTTTGCTTGTCTTGTAATTTCTCCTGTTTCCATTTTTATTCTCTTTTAAGTTTATTAATAAAAAATCTCCCTAAGCTATTTCATTGTTAGCTTAAGGAGTTTCTTTCTCTACATTAATAAGGCTTTAAAGGACTCAAAAAGGAAGAAAAATAAAATCCATCTATCTTCACAGACCGATGGACTAAATAGGGTACAACAATATTACAAACTTAAAAGAACCCGTTAATTCTTTTCTTTATCGTTTAGTAACTTGTCTTCTTTTTCCTTTATTTTTGTTTCTAAGTTCTTATTAATATCTTTCATCCAGTTAATTGCTTGATCTTGTATAAAAGTATTCATCTTATTTTTTACTTCTGAAACACCATCTATTACACTATTCGTCTTCTTAACTGCTTTATATATTAAATATATACCTCCAATAATTACAGAGGTACCTACAATTACTTTTACTGTTTTCATATTATTTCTCACATTTATTTTTATTACATATATAAGGCTTTTAATCCTCTTCTTTTACCTCCCTTACAAGAAGATTCATATTCCTTGCAAGAGATACCATATTCTTAGTTCCTTTATTCTCTGCAACCGAACTAAAGAAAGCTATACATGCATTAGCCACTTCTGCCATTTGTTTATTTCTCCTATACCCAGCACTTTTTCCATATCTATCCCAATCAGCTGGATAACGCAAAACTTCATAACCTTTTTCTTCAGCATATTTTTCTCCAAGTCTATCAGCACCTCTAGCACATCCACTAACAATCACAATCTTTTCCGTTGGGTCTGCTGCTTTTCTTGATAAAATAAGATCACACTTCTCCTTAAGAAGATCGTAATCATCAAATTCTCTAGAACCACAAATAATTACTCTAAACATCTAAATAACCCTCCAATGTTTTAATTATAGAATCAAGTCCTTTATCTTCTCGCTGGGTAGATGACAGCCCAGATAAATAACCATGTAAATAATAACAAAAATTCTTAGGTAACGAAATCATGTCATCTTTTGAAGAGATTTCCGGGCTGAGATAATCCTCCAGCGGTCCATTACAATTATACCCATTATAAACATACCACTTTCCTGATTCGAAGATATATAAATACTCTTCAACTCTCTTAGGTGGTTTATCTGAAAAAGCTGGTTTGCTATTCTCCCAACTCTCACCTCTTCGAACATAATAGTCACAACCCTCAAGAGACTCTGCGATGGAACTGATATCACCACCTAGAATTAACTCAAAAGCTTTCTCAAATGAATCATAATAACACTGCAAAATCTCTCCAACACCATCTAAATAACCGTCAAAGTGACAGTAAATAACCATATACTCTCCTCCTAGATAAACTTGATGTCCATGAATGTTCTCGTATACCTTTCCAATCATTTCAGTAGGTATCTTAACTGAAATAGTACTTCTTGTTGACATAATAATTTAATTTTTATATTTATTTTTCTTTCTTTCCTCTAACAATATCTGCAACTCTATCTCCTGCAGCATCTTCTATTTTATCTCTTTGTTTCTTGAGATTATTATCACGACCATAAACTGCACCAATAATAGCTCCAGCAATTGGGATAGCAGCTGTCGCAATTTTTAGCTTTCGTTTCTTCTTTCCAACTGTTTCTATCATATTTTTACGGCTATTATTAATTATATCATGTTTACCTCTTCTAACCTCATCTATTACAGATTTTTCAAAAGGATCAACAGAAGCATTAATTCTCCTTTGCATCTCTGTTTCTACTTTCTCAGTTCGATAGTCATGAACTTTATTTATTCTAGCATTAGTAGCATTTTTTAATTTCTTAATTGAATTAATCTTCTCAAGCTTCATTTTACCAGCAACTCCAGCTGTAGCACCAATACCAGCTCCTAAAGCAGCATCCCATCCTTTATCAGATTTCTTTCTCTCTACTTCTTTAGAGAATAATTTACGTTTTATTACCATTTAACAACTTATTTAAATATTTAAAAAATTTACTACTAAATTCTAGATCTTCTGACTGAAAACACCACCTAAGGATCTTTCTATCATAATTTTCCATACTTGAAACTTCCCCATTTAAGTACGTTTCATTTAATTTTATCACTCGTTTCCTAAAATATTCCAAATCTTCTTT